ATCTAGCAGAGTCAACGTATGCTTTGTTAGCTGCATCAGTATCAAGTACTGGTGTAGCAATATTGGCAACTTGAAGACCATTAAAGTCAACACATCCTGTTGCTGAATTTATTGATAAATTATTAACTCCAGATGAATTACAAATTGTTGAACCATTTATGTTAATATCATCAACATCTAAAGATGTTAAACCAGCAACATCTGTTGTTGTTGCACCTGGATTTAAAGATGAAGTACCAAGTGTAATTGCATTTACAGCAACAGCACCTGATGTAACAGTAAAGTCAGTTGAGTCAAAAGACGCAACACCTTTATTAGATGAAGTAGCATCTTCTCCTGCAACAGTTATTGTTGTTCCAGTATGAGTAACATTCATTCCTTCTCCACCCAATACTGAGAAAGAGTGTGAAGATGGTGTCATTGCACCACTATCTGTTGTAACAGTTTTAACAACTGTATCTTCTAGTGAAACAGCACCTGATGAAACATCAAAGTCAGCAGCTAAAAAAGAAGCAATACCTTTGTTAGTATCAGAAGCGTCTTCTCCAGAAATTGTGGTTGTTCCAGCACCATCATCATAAACTACATCAATACCTTCTCCAGCTTGTATTTGTCCACCAGAAATATCTTCAATGTATTCTTGTAATGATGTTGAAGCATCTGTGTAAATGTTTGTTATAATTGATTTACCAGTGCCATTTGGAGTAATTGTAATATCTCCATTTGAGTTTGTTGATGTAATCGCATTATTGTCTAATTTTAAATTATCTACATTCCACTCATCAACTTTTTTACTAGAGTCTACAATAACACTTGAATTAGCTGTTACTACTCCGTGTGAATGGTCTAAAAGATTTGTAAAATATTCACCACCAATTTCAATTGGTGTATTTGTTGGTGAAGTTGGATCACCTATAAAGAGTCTACGACCAGGTTGTCCAACACCGCTATTGGAAGATGCCGTGTCATAAACATAGGCCATCTCTCCTTGATTTAAACTACTGGGTGCTGATGTGCCTGTAGTTCGTTTTATTTTGATTATTGTTGCCATTTATTCTCTCTCCTGTTAAAATGTGCCACCGTTTAATATCAAATCACCACCAGTATCGGTTATTATATCATTTCTACTTGTCCATTTTTTAGTATTATTGTCATATTGAAGTAATGCTCCATCGGCCAATGATGTCACATCTACGTCTTGTAATCTGTTTAATTTTGTTGTAGTTGCGGGAACGGTTACGGAAACCTGTTTAGGACCCGCTGCTGTTGTTGCGTTAATTTTTGCTGTTACGTTTGCCATATACCCTCTTTTTATACAAGATACTTATATTTATATATTTATATAATTAAGAGGATATATGTTGAAATTTATTGAATTAATTTGCTGTTTTTGCGTCAGCAGCTGTTGCTACATTTGACGCAGTTGCGGCACCATTTGCAGATTTAGTGTCGTCTTTTTTTGCAAGTTCTTTTTCAATTTTATCGTCATAATATTTTGTTAAAACGTCAATTTTCTCAACTTCCAACACGTGTCTAATTCTACTTGCTTGTAATTCTTGTCTTACAGCAATAGCGTTTAAACAATCACCCGATAATTCGTTTTGTTTGTACTCTTTACCATTGATAAAGATACTTGGCACCTGAGGTGCAGTTTCAGTTTTTTGTGTATTCAATTCACTACTCATTTTAATTTACTCCTTAACATATGTTATTGTTCACTTATTTATGTAGTCACGTTAGGTCGTACGGTTATAATTCCCTCTATGACTCTTGTTACCGAGCTGTCTGCTGTATATGTTATTTCTATATCATAAACATATCTAGCAGGAGCGTCTAAAGCCGCAGTTTGAGTTGCAGTTAAAGATAGATTGATAATGCCTGTTGTTCTATCAGAATCAAATGTCGTTGTTATTGTGGTTCTTGTTCTTGTCGAAGTATAACCCAACGCCATTTTAGCTTCTGCTGTAAAACCAGTTAAATCAAATGCGTCTCCATTTGCGTCTTTTACTGTTACAGATGAACTAAAAGAAGCACCTTGATCTATCGTTAAATTTGCT